GATGGCCGGTCCAGATAAGGAATCACAATTTCAAGCGATTTTGCTTCGTGATACTACAATGCAGTTTGATCAACGAACTCTTCTTCCATCTACCACTGGGGAGCGATACCGGCTTATGTGGATAGATGAGGATACTGGAAATGTCATGCTGCAATTCTACAGCATCGAAGGGGACCCGATTGATTTGGACGGCTCCGTGTCGGCTGATGGCCCGACTATGTTGGAGTTGAAACAGATTCCGTTTGTTATGCTCGATATTGATGATAGTCTTCTTAAAGATGTTTGCTACTATCAAATCGCGCTCCTGAATTTGGTTTCTAGCGACGTGAATTATGCTTTGAAAGCAAATTTTCCATTCATGGTGGAGCAACGCGATCTTCGGGCTTCGGGCGCGCACTTGAAGCGAACTGCAACGGCTGAGGGTACGGCGAGCGCTGGTGGGCAAGGTGCAGAGGACGAGGATATTAAGGTTGGAGCCACTCACGGCCGCGCGTATGACAGGAATATGGATGCACCGTCTTTCATTAACCCCTCATCGGAAACGTTGAATGCTTCGTTGGCTCTTCAGACGAAGTTGGAAAATGATATTCGCAAACTGATTAACCTCGCTGTGACGAGTATCGGTGCGAAAGCATCAGATAATTCAACTGATAATGCCGGCCTTGAAGCAGGTTTGTCATATATTGGTCTTGTTTTGGAGAATGCGGAGCGACAGATTGCCACATATTGGGCGGCGTATGAGCAACGTGACCACAAACAGCAAGATGTTGCCACGATCAAGTATCCGGATCGGTATAGCTTGAAAACTGATGACGACCGAGTGAAAGAGGCTGGAAACCTATCTGATCTTATGACGGCTGTTCCTGGTCGCACTGTCAAGAAGGAACTTGGCAAGTTGATTGTGACTGCTCTACTGGCTGGAAAGGTTGATCTCGGCACTCTTCAGAAAATTGAGAAAGAGATCGACGCTGCTGACTACACTACCAGTAATCCCGATACGATTATTGACTCAAAGAATGCGGGACTTGTTGGCGATAAAACTGCATCTATAGCTCTTGGTTTTACTGATGACGAGTACAAACAAGCTCGCGAGGATCATATTGCCAGGATTAAACGTATTGCTGAGTCGCAAGGCGTAGTACCACCAAATCCAGCGGCGCGTGGAGTTGCTGATCTCGCTTCTGATGGAGGAGGTGGCAAGGTGGAGAAGGAATTGAGTCGAGAGACGGATTTGCAAGGAACAACTACTTCTCGCGTGCGCGGTAAAGGGCGTGTGAAAAAGACGAAAGGCGAATAACTATGCGATTTGAAACAGTGGTTGAAGAATTCAGAACACAACGGGTTACGGTTGGAACTACTGCGATACGTCTCGGTCAGGTAGGTTTACCGAAGTTGTCTCATGGCGTTTGGGTGAAAGCATTATCTACCAATGCAGGTCTTGTTTATGTGGGTATGGATGATCAGGTAGTCACTAATGGTTGGGAGTTGGATGCTAGTGAAGAAATTTTCATCCCGATTGATAAGATTGGGAGGGTTTGGGCCGAAGCCAGTGCAATAGATCAAGTAGTCTGTTTGATATATGCGTAGGAGATGAGCAGCAACTTGTTGATACGGGAGCAACTTGAAATTGTGTAACAGAGTTTCTCTACCATTTATTTACTTTCAGGAGATTTGTGATGGGATTAGTTTCTGATTTTTTGAGTGCGTCGGCTAGTATCGATACTACTCGCCCGATTGACCCTTTGGATCGCCGCGCCTACCGCGAACTCAAAGTGATTGTAGATGAAGGTGATATTGTATTGCCATCGTCTTTGCAAGCTATTGATGAAGTTCAGTCGATTGCTGCGTTTGTTCCTACAGTGAGCAGCGGCAATTTCACTTTGGAATTCGTTTTGTGGGGTGGTGAGACGTTTACGACGGCCGCAATTGCTTTCGACGCCAATGCGGCAACGATTGAGACGGCGATTGATGTAGCCGCGACTTCTGCCGGCATCACGGATTGGACTAATGCCGATATTTCAATTGCTCTAACCGGCGATTTGGTTACTAACCCAGCGACCGTGACTTTTGACGGGGATTCGGTCAAAGAAGCCAACCATGCACTGATTGTGATGGATGACGCCGGTTTGGTAGGCGGTGGTTCGGGAGGCGCGATTACTACGACTACCGATGGCCAAGCGGATCGACTTGGCTATGGCGTCTTGACGCAGCTTGGTATTGTCACCGGCACTGTTCCTTCTGCGGGTGTCACACCATCGGCATTGACCATTCTCGCACCTGTGGGTGCGCGGCGCCTTAGTGCCGAAACAATTCGAGCAGTTTCGCTCGACATTGCTATCGCTGAGAAAAACGCAGCGATTGAAGCTGCAATCAATACTGTTGCTGCCGTATAATTTAGCGGCATGACCTATAGCTATGGGGCTGTGTGACGAGGTTCGATCCCTCGGTGGGTCATTTGAAGAAATTTTATCGAAGTAATCAATGAGAATGGGATTTCAAAATGCCTTATCCTCCCTCACAATACCCAGATCAAATTTGGGACGGAACTACGAAGAATTCCGAACGGGTTGACAGCGCACAGGAACTTGATCCTACTTCCGATGATTGGGATCAAGTGGTCGTTGAAGTTCGTGCCGCGCAGATAAAATTGGATGAGATTGCTGTTTTGTTTTGGAAGCGCCCAGTTCGCACTCGTGCGCAGGGTAATGTTAATCTTAGCTCTGCGTTAGAGGCTGGCGATACGATTGATGGTGTAACACTCGTAGCGGGCGATGCAGTTCTTTGCGATCAACAAAGTACCGGTAGCCAAGATGGCGTGTATATCGTTTCGGTTTCAGGGGCGGCTTCTCGTCATACTGATTGGGCTGTCGGTGATAGCGCAGCAAGTTGGGTGGTTTATGTTGAAGAAGGTACTGTTGATGCTGACCATGCTTTTGCTTGCACAAATAATGGTGGCAGCGATGTGATCGGTACCGATGATTTGGTATTCACACAACTTGCTGATGTCGGTCCTACGGGCCCTGTTGGCCCGACTGGCGCGACTGGTGCGATTGGCGCGACTGGTGCGACTGGTGCGACTGGTGCGACTGGTCCTACTGGTGCGACCGGGGCTGGTGCGACTGGTGTGATTGGTGCGACTGGTGCGACTGGTGCGACTGGTCCCGCTGGCGCGACTGGGCCTGGTCCTACTGGTGCGACTGGTTCTACCGGACCTACTGGGCCTACTGGTGCGACTGGGCCTACTGGTGCGACTGGGCCTGATGGAGCGACAGGTGATCAAGGTGCTACTGGCAGCGGTGTTGATGTACCTGCTGCACCGGGGAGCGATGGGGATTACATTCTTCGAGTTACCGGTAGTGGTACGACTGTTGCGTGGGCTATTCCCACATAAGTTTTAGGGGGATTTAATGGGTTACCAAAAACCATTGGTTGTTAAAAGTGATACTATTCAATCGCTTCCGGCGGCTGATATGGTGGGTCTTGGAGATTTCCCCAATTGGGAAACAAATAGTCCCGCATGGGTGCAGACTCGACAAGCATTTTGTATGCGCGCCGGAGCTAATTTTGCGCAAACAAATCAGATTACCGATGAGTTTGGGGGTCCTTACGGAGATTTTGATAAATGGATGGGCGGTGTTTTAGCTCCTAACGGGATGATCTACGGAATTCCGTTAAATAGTACCTCAGTGTTGAAAATTGACCCAACCAATGACACTGTCGGCACGTTTGAGAATCTCACTGGTTCAAGTAAATGGGCGGGTGGCGTCTTGGCTCCGAATGGGATGATTTACGGAATACCGCGAGCTAGTATCACAGTGTTGAAGATCAATCCTACTAATGATACTGCGGTCAGGTTTGGGAGTGTTGGCGGTGGTGGTCTTAAATGGTCAGGGGGTGTCTTAGCTCCAAATGGGATGATCTACGGAATTCCGCATAACAGCAGTTCAGTGTTGAAGATCAATCCAACCAATGATTCTACCAGCACGTTCGGAAGTCACATGGATATAGATCAATGGATAGGTGGCGTCTTAGCTCCAAATGGGATGATCTACGGAATTCCGCAAAACAACAGCGCAGTGTTGAAGATCAATCCAACCAATGATACTTCTAGCACGTTCGGAACTGTCAGTGGCTCAAGTAAATGGTTTGGAGGTGTGTTGGCTCCAAATGGAATGATTTATGGAATTCCGTATGACAGCACCACGGTGTTGAAGATCGACCCAACCAATGATACTGTCAGCACGTTTGGGAGTCTCAGTGGCTCAAGTAAATGGGTTGGAGGCGTCTTGGCTCCAAATGGAATGATCTATGGAATTCCGTATGCCAGTACCACGATATTGAAGATTGATCCGACTGATGATTCTGTCAGCACGTTTGGGAGTCACAGTGGTTCAAATAAGTGGTGGGGCGGTGTCTTAGCTCCAAATGGGGCGGTTTATGGGATTATGCGAGATGATGGCACAGTGTTGAAAATTGGCAGCGATTTCGATGATTTGCCGCTTGACTGTTGCCTGTCTCGCCATTTCAATAAGTTTTAGGGTTGACAATTGGCCGGTAAAATTTGGCGGTTTACTGACTGAAAATTTGGCATCAGTTCCAAGGGAACTATGAAGAAGTTACGTTTCCATGTTGTGGCATTGCCGCATACGCAGACCCGTCCATGCCACGAAGCGTGTGCGTATACGATGAAGGTTCTTCGATTTTGCGAGATGATGAAGTCTTTGGGCCATATTGTGTTTCATTATGGTGCCGAAGGTAGTGAAGCTGATTGTGATGAACATATTCAGATCATTAGCCGGAGTGAGCAGATTAGGTATTTCGGCGAGTGGGATAAGAATGCTCTTTACAATCTTGGATGGACTGGGAGTGAGTCTTACTGGCCACTGACGAATGGTAGAGCTGCAGCGGAGATCAATGCCCGGAAGCAGAAGCGTGATATTCTTGCACTTATCACCGGCACGTTGACTATTCCTCTGGTTAAAGCTGTCGGTGAAGACAAAGTGTTGCCAGTTGAGTACGGAATCGGATATACTGGGACGTTTAGTCAGTATCGGTGCTTTGAGAGTTATTCACATCAACACATGGTATGGGGCTACCAAGGTGGACGGGACCCTAATGGTCGGTTTTATGATGCCGTTATTCCGAATTATTATCCTGAAACTGCTTTTCCATATCAGGCGCAAAAGGGTGATTACTACTTGTACTTAGGCCGAATCATGCGGCGTAAGGGCGTCGATATTGCTGTTCAAACTTGCAAGCGAATTGGAGCCAAGTTGATTTTGGCTGGGCAGGGGGTCGAGAAAGTTGAAGGAAACAAGATTCATTGCGTTGGTGGCGAAGTGTTTGCGGGCGATCATCTGGAGTATGTTGGATGTGTCACTGGTGCTCGTAAAGTCGATTTGCTCGGGAAAGCGAAAGCGGTTTTTACTCCAACATACTATGTTGAACCATTTGGCGGAGTTGCTGTAGAAGCACAGATGACTGGCACTCCAGTTATCTCAACTGACTTTGGAGCATTTACGGAAACTGTTGAACATGGAAAGACAGGGTTCCGTTGCCATACTCTTCAACAGTTTATTTGGGCAGCACAGCATATTCACGAATTGGACCCCTGGTACATACATCAGCGAGCCGTAGCGAACTACAGTATGGAGCGAGTGAAGTGGATGTATCAGGAATACTTCGAGATGCTTGATGATTTGTGGGACCAAGGTTGGGATCAAGAGAATGGAGATCGATGCAACCTTGACTGGCTAACGAGGTATTGAGAGGTGATTTATGGCGTTGAATGAAACTTTTTACGGGACAGTCGTTGAGGCTGGTGAGTATTTCAGCAAACGACTTCACGAATGGGCATGGTCTGTTGCCTCAGTAGCCGATAAGGAAAATTCGCTGATCGCTGCCCGGCGTTTGATAGATGGGCTTGCGTATAAGAGCTATAAAGCTACTGTGTATGAGGTCATGGGGGCACATGAGGGCGAAGAGATTACTGACGCTATTCGTTCGGAGATTTATGCTGCCGAAGAGGCGCAGCCGAATGAATTCCCTCGTGGTTCTGATTCCTCCATACCGGAAGCTATTCGGATCGCACAGTACGAACTTGCTCACAGCCTATTGGATAATAAAGACCCGGATATGGAGTTGGAGCTTTTAGCGGTCACGAGTGCGACGTATGGTGGTGTCAAGACGATGTTTCAACGGGATCAATTACCACTTGAACATCTTATCAATCTCATTCCGAATGCAGTTGCTTGGCGTTTGCTTCGACCGTATTTACGGGATGGTGATGCAATTAAATTGTCGAGGGTTTCGTAATCTTTTGTTTGACGTAGCTTGTTGTTACGTTCTGCTTTACCAGCGAGCACAATAATTGCTGGGTGAACTACGAGGGACTGACAACTCGTATCAGGTTCGTTGATAACATTGTCAGGTGGAGGTTCAGAAATGAATATTATTTCACGCAAACTGTATCTAGCTTCGAGTCGTGTTGCTTGCTTCGATGGCGATGGTGATGGTGATGGCGATGCAGCGGCAGCGGCAGCGGCAGCGGTAGCGGCAGCGGCAGCGGCAGGTAACACTGGTGGTGATGATGCAGCGGCAGCGGCAGCGGCAGCGGCAGCGGCAGCGGCAGCGGCAGGTACCGCTGGTGGCGCAGGTGGTTCGGCTGGGAAGGCGTTCAATCAAGATGATGTGAATCGTTTTCTCGCTGAGGATCGTCGCAAGCATCAGGCAGCTTTAGCTCAAGTGGAGGTGAAGTTGCAAGAGGCTCTTACAGACAAGGATATGACTGAAGCAACACGGAAGGCTTTGGAAGACAATTTGGCTTCGGTCCAAGGGCAATTGCGAACGAAAGAACAGCAGTTGGCTTTGGAGAAGCAACAGTTGGAGGATTCGCATGGCGTCGAAATGACGGATTTGCAAAAGAAAGTAAAGTTTTGGGAGAATCTGTACCGCGATAGTACGGTTGAGCGCTCTTTGCAAGACGCTGCTACCAAGAATGACGCTTTCAATGCCGATCAAATCGTTGTGATTCTGCGTCCTCAAACCAAACTACTGGAGGTAGTGGATGAAGATTCCGGCAAACCGACTGGGAAGTATCGACCAATGGTTACGATGGATGATGTCGATCCCAAGACGGGCGATCCGGTCACGATGGTTCGCACACCGGCGGAAGCGGTGAAGCGAATGAAGGAACTGCCTGAGACTTATGGCAACCTGTTCAAATCAGGTGTTGTAAGTGGAATTGGGGCAGGTCAAGCAACCAGTGGGTCTGCACTGGGTCGAGGTGGTAAGGTTGATGTGCGGAAATTGTCTCCGCAACAGTACCGAGAACTCCGTGAGAAGAACCCTGAAGCTCTGGGGTTGCGGCCGAAGAAGTAAGTCCGGTCGCCGCTAACTGATCAGGGGTGTGAATTGACTGAACGGACGCATTTTGCGTCTAATGAAACTAACGGAGAAACACAATGAACACTCTGTATTTGTCTAAGGCTCAGGTCGCTTGCTTCGCCAACGACAATGATGCCTTTATTCCGGAACATTGGGCTCAAGAGGGCCTGGCGATTCTGGAAGAGAACATGGTTGTTGCAAACCTCGTCCACCGTGACTTTGAAAATGAAGTCAGCGACTTTGGCGATGTGGTCAACACTCGCCGGCCCGGTACTTTCCGGATTAGCCGAAAGCGTGACGGAACCAGTTTGACTCAGCAAGACGCCAGTGCGACTAACGTGCAGGTGCCTTTGGATCAGTGGTTTTACACTTCGTTTGTCATCCAAGACGGTGAAGCCAGCAAGTCGTTTCAGGACTTGGTGGATATTTACCTTCGACCCGGTATGCAGTCCATTGCCCGTGCTGTGGATCGCGCCGTGCTTGGTCGCTGTCACAACTTTCTTCGGGCTCCGACCAACCGTGTTGGCCGCCTTCTGAATCTCACCAGTGCCAACAGTAAGGACTATATGCTGGAAGCTCGTGAGGTGTTGAACGTCAACAAGGCCCCGACTGACGGCCGAAACTTGGTTCTGGCTGCAGCCAGCGAGACTGCGTTGCTCAAGAATGATATGTTCTTGAAGGCCAATGAGCGCGGCGACGGTGGAACCGCCTTGGAGAATGCTGAACTTGGCCGAATTCTTGGTTTCACGACCTACATGGACCAGAATGTGAACAGTCTTGCGGTTGCCACGATGGTCGGACAGGTTATCACCGGTACGATCACTGACATACAGGGCGCCGGTGAAGGTGGTGTGCAGAATTGCACTTTGGCTGCGACTGTGGTTGGCGAATTTGCTTCTGTGGTCGGCAACGATCAGCCGACTTACATCACGGCTCTGTCAGGTGCTACTACTGACATCACTTTGAACGAGGTCAACAAGTACGCGACTCTGGCACTTGCTGTTGTTACGGTTTACCAGTCCGCTGATGTCAAGGGCAACTATGCTGCCGGCTACAGCGAGGGGATTGTGGTTGACGGTTTCACTGTTGCCCCGCAAATTGGCCAATTGATCGCTTTTGGGGTCGGTGCAAGTCGTCGAACTTACACGGTCATCGAAAGCTGGCTAAGTGATGCGGCTCCCGAGCAGACGATTATCCTGGATCGCCCGCTTGAGATACTTCTGGCTGACAACGACCTTTACTTCCCCGGTCCCGCAGGCGCGTTGAACATGGCGTTCCATCAGGATGCTTTGGCTCTTGTCACTCGCCCGCTTGCCGTTCCGAGTGGTGCGTTGGGTGTGATGAGTAGCGTGGGTTCGTATAATAACATTGCCATGCGAGTGACAATGCAGTACGACATTCAAGCAGGCGGTACGGTTGTCAACTTGGACATTCTGGCCGGCGTTGCCATTCTGGACCAAAATCTGGCCGTGGTTTTCCTCGGCTAAACCAAACTGGTTAAGTGTTGTTTGGAACAGCCCACCCTCCCGAATGGTCTTTGGGAGGGTGGCTTTCTACCACATTCTTATGCTGGAGGCCGTCAATGGATTGGAATTCTACGGTGTTGGTATTGAAGCAGTATGGCCCTTTGATTATGGTTATGTGTTTTCTGCTGTGGCAAGGTTGGACGCGCGAATGTCGGCTTTCAAATCGTATTGCCAAATTGGAAGATGAACAGCGGAAGGTGCTTTTACCGCTCGTGAAAAAGTGTGCTCGGGTTATTACTCGAAACACGAGTATCATGTTTCGGTTGGAGCGAGCGCTAGATAAGCGCTGGCAAGAATCTCAAGAGTCATAGAGAAGGTATGTTATGCAATCGCACAGATATTTTTTAAGTCGTCAGATGCAAGTTGCATTATATACTTTGAAACGTCAGTATGGCGGCCCTATTGTTATCTACCGATTGCTAAGCTCTCAGGTTGATCCAAAAACCGGGATTGCTACCACTGAGGTTCGTGTTACCCGCGTTAGACGTGCCGCTGTTTTGCCGGCTACATTTACCAGAGAGGTTGTTCGCAACATCTCGATAATTTCCGCCGACAAACAAATGGTTCAAGGCGGGAGTTACGACACCAGTAAGCGAGTCTTTGTCATTGATCGACGGGACGCACGATCGCTGGTGTTGAGTCTGGATGACTGGCTCGTATGGGACGGTCGTAAATACCAGTTCGAGAAGATTGACGAATTGGAATTCCGAACGGGATGGATTATCACAGGCAAAGTGCTTCTTGAAGAAACGGATTTGGAAATCGGTTTGCAACAATCATTATCAGCGTCCGATGAAGTGCTTTTTGATGAGACGGATTTGGAAATCGGTTTGCAACGATCATTATCAGCGTCCGATGAAGTCGCTGTTGATGAAGAGGTAGGAGTGGTGTAAGATGTCTGCAAATCCTAATTGGACGCGCTGGATTTTCGCCTCGTTGGCGACTTACTTAAAGCAGGTTGCCACAGATAACGACATCGAGGCTCTTATTGAGGGCGTCGATGACCGCACCGATGAGGTTATGCAAGCCTCCGAGCATGTTGAGATTGCCATAACTGGACCATTTTCCCGTGAAATGAGTCGCAATTTTTACGAACTCAAAGTTGGAGTTCGCTTACTGATTCAATCGCGGATGGATAACCCGCCGAAGAATCGGTACACACCGCAACGAATTGCTGGTATCTACCACGAGGCTATGGACGCCGTTATTGCGGTTTATCGGTACGGAAATGATCCAGACGATGACCAAAAACTTCTAGGCTGTTTGTCACCGGCACGAGGTCGAAATGATGCGTTACGTGTGTTTCATTTCGGACAGATGACTCCGACAGATCGTCTTCGACAGTCGATGGTTGACTGCTGGTATGTGATGGAATTGACAAACAACGATTAGCCATGAGAGAATTTTAAGAGGAGAAATCTAATGGCCAGAATTGAACTTCGTGATGCTACTGTTCGGTTCAAGGATGGATTGAGTGGTACATGTCAAATCAACGAACCGTCTACTGCACCTGTGGCGACTGACACAGAATTTGATGTTGATACCATAGTGTTGAATACGGCTGATGCTGATCTGATTCCTGTTGGGGCCAGATTTACCCTCACCGGTGAAACAACCCCGGTGCCTCATACAGTCACAGCACGCACTCCAACATCTACTAGCCCGACAACGAACATTGTGTTTACCCCGGCGTTGGGTGCAGGTACCTACCTGGACGAGGATGTTGTC